GAGTACGGCGGAATTGACAGGAACGGGACGGTAAAACAGCAGGATCAGGGTTATGGGGATTAGAAGCTGTTTAAGATTATCCATAACGCACCCAGTAGACCGAAGGAATAAACGTAGTAATAAAGGTCAATAATCATGATTTTTTTAGTTGCTTGATGATTACTGCGATTGAAAAAGCGGCTATCAGGATCAGGGAGACATCCCAGATAACCGCGGTTAGATCTGTTAATGAGGGATCGCAGGTGATTTGCGCGGGAACATAGTTGTAACTGGTTGTGGTGCCCTGTGTCAGGTCGGTTTTTTCTATGAATATGTCGGTTGCGCTGGGTGTGCATTTGATGGCTGCGCCACCAGATACCACCGGACAGTCAGCAGCTACAAATTCATGCAGCTGCTGGACCGTATCAAAACACCTGTTTTGATAAAGGTAGCTCATTAGCGGATCGGACGACGCATCCAAGCGAATGAGGCTATGACGACGATGACGCCGAGGATTGCCGCGCCGATGGTGCCAACGTCTGCAACTGCGTCAGTGATGGCTGTGGTTACTGCTGCGGGTACAGCAGCCATAGCAACAACTGGAGCAGCGATTAATGCGGCAAAAGATGATACTGCTAATACTTTTTTAGACATGTTTAAAACTCCTGTTAAAGATTTTTGGAATGGTGCGGAATTGCACCCTTGAGACCTCGCGACAGTCTCAAGGCTGGAATTACACGATTCCCTTAAGTCTTGCTAAACGATGCGGAACAGAAATGGTAATAATTTCTCCTTTCTCAGAATCACCATTGATATAACCAATTTCATCCATTGGAAGCCAAATACGTTTTGATAGATAATCAACAAGGATTTGTGTATCAGATTCGCGTATAAACTTAACCGTTATTTCATGTTTTTCCATGTTATTCACCCACTGCTTTTAGTTGTGTAAAGTCATCTTCAAGGCTGTACCAGTCGGGCATGGACAGCGGTTTCATTTCGACGATGCGAACCTTGACCGGGAAGGTTTCTATGTTGCGGGGTTCGGTGATGTCGATGCCGTATTCACGCAATACTTTTGCGTGACGGTAGAAAGTGCCATTACTAAGTAATTGGCGAAGGTCTTTACCGGCCATCCATGCGGCTGCATGCACCCTACTCTTTGGCGGTATTGCGTCTAAAATGTCGGGCTCGTCTGTGCGGTCGACGGCGTTAAAAATTTCAGTCTGTTCGTGAAATACTTTTATAAGTTTTTCATCGCTGATGTCTTTAAGCTCAACCATGTCCAGATCGTTTAATAATCTGCGTTTCAGTTCGATTTCCACTCTGACTACTCCTTGTTCTTTGCAGTATTGATAGGATGGGTCTGTTACACTGTAACCGTGTTTTTCCATTTCCAAATGCTTAATGTAGGCTTTAAGCATATGACGCGTGTTTGACCACCAGACTGATTCATCCCCTGCCCGCCCTTTTTTCATTCTTGAAATAGACCGGCTTGCAAGCCATCGGATAAGGTGACGGGCTTGCGATTCTGAACCCGTTGCAAAGTTAGCGGTAATGTCGATACGCGATACTCGCGCGCCAGGTATGTCTGACTTACCAACTGCATTGATAATTTTTCCGGCATGAAAAGCTGGTAATCCTCTAGATAGCAATATTCGATTACACTTTTCAATTGTTCCTTTCCAGTCAGCATTGAATAAGTTGTCTTTGCGACAAAACCGGCCGGGGTTGCCACTGAGTGATATATGACGACCGTCAGACTTGATATTGATTCGGGTTTCGTGACTTCCTGAAAACTTTGCGGGGCGAACTCGTTCAAAACGCGCATTGCCTTCTGGATCGTAATCGACATTGATTCCGCCTGTGTAGATCGGGAACGGTTCTGCTTCTGTATGTAGTTGAGAAATGGTGATCCAATCGATAAAGATTTCATGTGCCATACTCGCAAAGACAACTATAAAAAGTTAGTTAAGAGTTACCAAAAATTCCCAAAATGGGAATGAACGGCGTAGTGTTACTAGCCGTTGGAAACCGACTTGACAGGAGGGGCGGAAGTCGTGCCGGTGACAATCTGAGATATTTTTCCTTTGTACAGGAGTGGCTCAAGGGTGAGATCGAGGGCGCAGGGAAATTTAAAGTTCTCGAATTGTTTAATGGCTTCGGGTTCAAGTGGCATTTCGCCGACTTCATAACCATGGCCGACAATGTTCATATTCCCTTTCGAGACGTTTTCAATAGGGACAATGACGAAGATTGATGCCATGTCGTAAGGGTTGCCGGATTCTTTGCCGATTCCGTTCATGCGTTTGACGCCGAGTACTTGAGTTTTCATGTTTAATGCTCCGTGAGGTTAAAAGGTTCATGGCTTCGCGCCTCATACTTCGGCGCTCTGCCATGAACTGAGTAAAACTAATCAGAAGTAGCAATGATTAGAAGGAAGTCGATTAAAGGTGCCTGCCGGTTCTGGCGGTAATGGCGGTGACAAAACCGGCAAGCGGGGGGTAGACGTTGGATACTGACGAAAGGGTAAATCTGATCTGACTTTGAAAACCGCTTTGAAGGCTTCCAGGTGATTATCAAAAAGCATGATGCCGTGTTTGTCGGAGACATAGGAGCAGCAGCCATTTTTCCAAACCGTTACAGCGTAACACATGACACCTGTCATAGCTTCGATGCGGGCAAAGTCCGCAATCTTGATGTTTTCTTTGCTTAATATATTCATTTTATTACCCCCGTTTGACTTGTGGAAAACTGAACTATATGATGGTCAAATAAATCATACGGAACAGATGTACCTAAATATATAACGGTACAAATGTTCCAGTCAAGAGGTAAATATAATGAAAATGAATGAATATTTAAAAAAAGGCCAAGAAAAAGCAGGAAGTCAAATAAAATTAGCAAAAATCCTTGAAGTATCAGACAGATACATAAGACAAGTAAGAGACGGTGACAGAAGTCTTGCAGACGACGTATGCATAAGGCTGGCCGATTACATCGGGGAAGATCGGCTTGAAGTTATCGCTGCCAGCAATCTGGTTACTGAAAAGGATGAAAGAAAAAGAAAGATTTTTGAAAGCTGCTTCAAGAAAACCAGTCAAGCAGCTTGTATCGGTTTGGTCGTTGGTATCACTATGATAATGACACCTATCCCCGCAAAAGCAGATATAACAACAGCACAGAAACAAAACAATTTATATTATGTCCAATCGTAGGTGCGGAGACCGTAGAAAACAAGGTCGTCGACTCAGCGACAATGTATGTTTCATGTGAATATGGATAGATTTCGTTATCTTGCTTTGTGTCCGGTAAGTTGCTGGTACGTGGTTTTTGATCTATCCAATATTTATACTGAGCTGCTACCGGTAGGCTGTTTAAAAGGATTTCATATTGCATTCCGCCATTGGCTTTAACTCAAGTTTAGACATTCAGCATCAAAAAATCGGCCATTAAGGCAAAAGCAAAGTAGCGATACGAGACTTTAAAAATATTCACAAAATGAGCAAAAATCACTTGACAGAAGGCAAGGTTTGCGCGGCCGCCGCCCTGCAAACGCGGGTTTTTGGCGTACGCAGGGCGGCGGCCAATGAAGGAATTTTTATTCCTCATCATTTGGTGCTCTATGTCCTACGCTCAAACTGTCCGACTTTGCCTGTCAAGCTGGATTACCCATTTGCTCACCGCCGTGCCGTTGCGCGCTCGCGCCACTTTCGTCGAATTACTGTGCGGCTGTTTGATTTCTCCAGAAGGTTGGGTGACACGCGCGATCAGTGCTATTACCCGAGGCCGTCACTGGACGACCTATTACAAACTCCTGGAACGCGGCAGCGTCCGGACGCTACGACTGGCAAGAGCCTTATTCGAGGTGGTCAACGATGCATTGCCAATGGAGACGCTCAATCTGGTTATCGACGACACGTTGATTCCACGCCAATCCGAGAAGGCGCCGGGCAGCACCATTCGGCACGATCATGCAAAGCGGAACAACCGGCCGCAGTTTCTGCTGGCGCAATGCTGGGTTACGTTGGGCGTCAGCGTGCTGGGCAGCGCAGGCAGGAAGTATGTGTTGCCGATTGTGTCCCGCTCAGTTCCCACCACCGGCAATCGCAACAAGCTGACCATCGCGCTGGCGTTGGTGCGCAGCCTGGCGCCCGTGATAATGAACAAGCCTGTTCGGCTACTGTTCGATGCCTGGTTCATGCGAGCACGCCTGGTATTGCCACTGCTGTCGCGAAAGATGCCTATCATCGGTCAAGTACGGTGCGATACCGCATTATTCCTGCCACCAACCGTTGTGCTCAAGCCTGGACGCGGACGACCCAAAACCTACGGGATCAAAATGACGCCCAAGGCAATCCGGAATTTGCCGGCAACCGAAGTCAAGCTGACACTCTATGGCAAGGAACAGCTGGTTCGTCTGCGCACCGTGGTGGCAATGGCACGTTTTCTCAAAGGGACGCTGGTGCGCGCGGTATGGTGCGAATTCTACGATGCGGACAAACAACGTTGGTCAAAAGCACGTCTGCTACTGGCGACCGAAACGGATTTGCGTGCCGAGGAGATACTATATCTGTATGCGCGCCGCTGGGGCATCGAACCCTTGTTTCACAACCTGAAGCGTTGGTGTGGCGTGAACAACTTGTGGCAGCAGAAACGCACTGTGCTGGAGCTATGGATGCAGGTTCGCTCGACGGCGTGGACACTGGTTCAGTTATTGAGTCTGGTTGCGGAAGAATCTTTCCCTATCGATGTCGTGGCGCCGTGGCGCGGCAAACAACCACTAACCGGCGGTCTGGTAGCACAGTGGCTACGAATGGAATTTACCGGACTTTCTTTCAGAGACAGTTTCAACCGGAAGTCCTCAATATTCACTTTCCCCAAACAGCGCGGCGACCCAAGATTACGGATGTAGCAGCACTGCCAGCAGCAAACGGCATGAGTTTCGTTCGTATCACTCCCAGTTGTGTCTCGTTCGGGTGACGCAAGGTTGGGGGCTGGATGTCTAAAGTTGAGTCAGATTTATTCGTACAAATAAAGTCTGAAAAAGTGGCTCAAAATTATTGGCCATTTTTGGCTCAGTTTAATTGGCCATTAACAGGTGGAAGTTAACGGTTTTAACTTCCATCAGCGGAAATACCTGTAACGCCGACCTAGCCCCCCCCTTAGCACCTTCCCGCGCAATTGCGAGGGAAGGTGTATCCGCTAGGGAATCCTGTAATATCGACTACTGGTCAAAGCAAAAAACCTTACTGAATAATGTTACAAGTGTAACTAGAAGGATGATGCTCGCTCGCTGAATTCCAACGATGTTGAGAGATACGGCGACGGTAATTCGGTTTGGTTTTGGTCGGCAATTTTTTTCAAGGTTTGTATTGCGTCAATGATCAGGTTACGAGCCGTTTCAAAGTCATCTTCATATACGCTTATGTTGGGAAATTCAGCTACCCTACCAACGTATAAGATTTCATCGTCAATTTCTTCTTTCCGGATCGTGATGGTATAAGCTTCAGGATCAAATTTCATTTTAGGTGCTCCTTGATTGCTTTTTCATGCTGCTTTACAAATTTGTATAGCTTTTTAATATACGGGCGTCTTACCGCTTCATCTCTGTTATGACCGCAATTATAAGTTAGGATATTCAATTAAAGATACGGCCGGGTGTCTGGCGATTTTATGACCAGCGTTTCCGCAATTGTCTATTTGAAATCCGAGCGCTTCCAATACGTTTGTAAATTCTTTACATGATGTGTTGCCGCTGGTGGTTAGCGCTTCAAGTTTTTTGAGCAGTTTTTGAAATTCAGGCATTTTATATCGTTACATTGACGAGTATAGAGCCGTGTTCGATGTTGGTCAGTTCTATATTTTCTGAAGTATTTGTGCTGAAAACCTTATTTCATGGAGATTTTTGCCTATTTTATTTTCATTTCTATGTTTTAAAACAAGAATTCCCTAATATGTTCTGGTTTTCCATCCTCAATCAGCAGTCAATCGCATCAACGCTTCCCGGTATTTGTCCACGGTTTGCTGGATGATGTTTTCAGGCAACGTTGGCGCAGGTGGTTTTTTGTTCCAGTCCTGCGTTTCCAGCCAGTCGCGAACAAACTGTTTGTCGTAGCTTGGCGGGCTGATACCGGTGTGGTATTGGTCGATCGGCCAGAAGCGCGATGAATCGGGCGTCAGCACTTC